AATGATAACTGGCATGGCCACTAGAGAGATTTTCAAGAACATTGATGATGTTGAAATGAAAGTCAAAATGATTGGCAAGAAGTCGGGACAGTTTCAAGTCAAGTATATGCCCAGTGGCAAGACTGCCAATGACATTCGTGCATATTTAAAAGAGTATGAAATCAAAATGGGACGCAAGGTTGACGTATTACTAGTTGACTACATGGACTTGTTGATGCCTCTCAGCAAGCGCATCAGTGCTGAAAACTTGTTTGTTAAAGACAAATATGTGTCAGAAGAACTGCGTAACTTGGCAGTGGAAAAGAACTGTGTGTTTATCACTGCGGCGCAGTTGAATCGTGGAGCTGTGGAAGAAATTGAATTTGACCACAGTCATATTTCAGGCGGACTAAGTAAGATTCAGACAGCGGATAACGTGTTTGGTATCTTTACAAGTCGTGCTATGCGTGAACGTGGACGTTATCAAATACAACTGATGAAAACACGTAGTAGCAGTGGTGTTGGACAAAAGATTGATTTGGAGTTCAACATTGACAGTTTGCGTATCACTGACTGCGAACAAGAAGATTCATATGGGTCAGGGCAAGCCAGTGCAGGTTCAACGCTACTCAACAGCATCAAACAACGACAAACTGCACAAGGCAAAGAAGCTGGCGGCACAACTGGTTGGGAGCGGGCAAGTCCCAAGGAAGGATTTGACTTGGCCAAACCCAAAATCAAAGCTGAAGTGGCCAGTACCAAATTGCGTGAATTGTTGAACAGCTTGCCGGGTGATGACCTGGTGTAATCTAGTTGTAACAACATTTCACACACTTGTTAATAAATACGCATATAAAGATACACACTAGGACTTATCATGGAATTGCACCGCATTACGGACATCACTGACCCTTTGACTCGAGTAATCAAAGACGATCCAGTTCGTCCGCATATTCCTCTTGAGCAACGTATCAACGATGCGGCTGAAATCTTGTTACTCAAAGCAGGGGAAGAGATCCTGGCGGCTACTTGTTTACAATGGCTGACAGAAATTCCCAAGAACGAAGAAGATCTAAAATCAGTCAGCAAGAGTAAAAACGTGGCTGTGTTCTATACCATTTGGTCATACAGCCCAGGAGCGGGCGCGGCATTAATCAAACAGGCTGCTGATTGGATCTTGAAAGAACACAGTGAAGTCAACGACATTGTTACACTGAGTCCACAAACTGAAATGGCCCGACGCTTTCACATCAAGAATGGTGCCGCAGTACATCAGACCAACGAAACATCAGTTAACTATCGATACTACCACAAGGACTAATCGTCCTTACTGTTTTTCCAACCAACCGCAATATTACCCGCCAAGACAATGCGTTCCCGTCCATCTACTGGTTGGTATTCCGGAACGTAGTGAGTTAACCAACCCGGAAATAAAACCAACTGCCCAGTTACCGGAGTAATACTGTACTCTATTGTGGGAAACTCAAGCGGTGCAGTATTTGAATCATCTGCTTGTGCATAGTAAACAAAGCTCAAGCCAGTCATGCCCACTGGTGAACCTAGATGTTTGTGTATGCGAGTATAATCCCCAGATTTATATATTGCACCCCACAAGTTGACAATTTCATAACGATAGTCACGCTGGTTGGGATCAAAGTCACTGCGCCCGTCCACTTGTAGATCCAAACTGGTGCCTATTGACGAATTTAAAAAATCAAAGAACTGATCAAACGGCGCCGCATTGTGATCCAAGTCAAGAGTCCATTCCGTCGTATAGGCCTGCACATTGGATGTATAGCTTTTTACTCCGCCGTCTGCACGTATAGCCTCTATCAGCGCAGAATCAAACCGAGAATTGTTAAACTGATAACTGTTGACAAATCTGGTTATGGGTAAAGTAACGTTCATTGTATTTCTATATTGCCCGCAATCACAATGCGCTGGCTATCTGTCTTGGGTTGATATTTGGGCACATAATGTGTTAACCATCCAGGACACATGACCAGCAGACCAGTACTGGGTATCACAGTGTGTTCAATCTCAGGAAATATCAAAGGAGCAGTTTCAGAATCGTCTGCTTGCACATAGTAAACAAAACTGATTTGACAGGGTGCGTGACTGTGTGCTTCAGTGTAATCGCCGGGCTCGTATATGGCTCCCCACATGTTGGCCATTCTGTATTGAAACGGCTCCTTGGTTACACCTGCAAGATTGGCCATGCTGTTGGATATGCTGTCATTGATGAATTTAAAGAATGGATCCAGCAAGGCACTTTTGTGATCCATGTTCAAACGCCAATCAGTCATATAGGCCTTGACCACAGTTTGTTTGCTGAGTTTTCCACCGTCCTCACGTATGCAACGTATCAGTTCAGCATTGGCAGCAGGGTTGTCAAATTGGTAAGCATTGATGAATTTATCCAGCGGAAATTGTATTAAAGTCATAGTGTCCATTTAAAAAATTAGTTATTCGAGGAAGCCACAGCGCCATGGTTTCTTTGCGCCAATGTCCTTTGGGTTGTCTATCACCCAAGCGGTCCATGGTCTCATACCAGTTTTCCGCATAGTGCAGTATCATGGGCATGTTGCTGATAAAGGCCAAACATTCGTCGGGTAGTAGCGCAATGTTTATGGGCTCAGCACACCAAAAGGCAAAATCTATGTTGTGCTGTTTTAAAAACATTCTTAGGGCAAGAGTTTTATACAGCCAGTCAGCGTGTCTATTGGCATTGGCGGCCATGTGGTCAACCCAGCTGGGCACTGCGGCCTGTACATAATCAGGATACAAGTGGGGCGTGTTGGCAACTTGTGCAGTGAGATTAAAACCCTGGCCCGCATTCACGGGATTGCGTATAAACATACGGTCCCAATGTGTGTACTGCACAATACACATGACATTGCGTGTTCGGACCTGGGAGTAGTCTGTTTTAGACACTTCGTAGATGATGTCTTGAAACATTTTGTCATTGCTGTTGCCGCACTCGCTGAGATTAACAATCAAGGGTATAGCCAACTGTTCGCCCAGTTGTTGTGCCCAACTGTGCTGTGGATTATTGGGATTGTCGCAGTCACCGGGCTGAATGCTTTCAGCACCAAAGGTATGACTACAGCCCGTAACTAGTAGTGTGTGATATTTTTTTAGCATAGCATATTTAACAATGTGCTACCACCACTGAAAAATTTCCCGTGAAAATGCCCGTGGGGAACGGGCATTGTGGTTAACTCTTTGGTTCTACCCAAGGAGTCACATTGTCATCCAGAGTTTCCACATCACGGAACAGGTTCATTTCTACAGCAATGTCTGTGAACTGACCAGCGCAGTCTGCATCAACTCCAGCTTCAGTCAGCATGGTTCTGTACATGGTGGCCAGCACTTCTGGCGTTAGTGTGTGAAGATATCTAGGTGCATGTACCTTGTCTAGAATCTTGTGTGCTAGTCGCTCGTGTTCCTTGCTGTGAATAGGAAGACTTTGCAACGCACCCACAAAATTCATTGTACGCTGTCCTAATGTATAAGTTGTTGGTAACGGGTTCATTGTATCGTATATCCTTAATTATAAGTGTATTTATGCGATCCAAGTCAAACGGACCGCTGATTATTTAGTATCGCGGAGCGCCAGCGCAAAATTTTCCTAGCAACGCGAAGCGCAGATTTTTTACAGCTACGAAGTAGCGTAGCGTAAAACGCGAACGAGCGTTACGGCTAGCAGTACCCCACGCACTGAACGTTAGTCTACCGTAGGAGCAAGTTGCTGTCTACGTGCCAACTCCTCGTCCTCACCCTGATTCAACCCACCCGAGTAAGTGGCTAGCCCAGCACCAACCCCCAACACCGCACTGGCTATGCGAGCCAACACAGCCCAACGGCTGGCAGCAGGCACAGGTGTGGCCAATTGTTTCAGGGCTTGTACATGGTGTGGTGTAAGCGCCAACTTGGGGTAATTTGCTCGAACATGGCGTGCCTGTGCTGCCAACACTTGATCCACAGTACTGCCTGGAGGAAGACCCACACGAACTGCACAACGGTCTATGATCTTGCGTTCCAGCTTGTTGTTGAGATCTTCCAAACTGACAGCAGTGGCAAGCCCAAACCGTTGGCTAAGCCGCTGGAGTAGTTTTATTTCTGTTGGGTCAGTTGCGGCTGTGATTTCGTATATTCGCATACAAATATTTACCTAAACTGAGCTATGAGCGTAAAGACTCCAACAGTAGCTCAATGATGATTTCCACTGCTATGGGGTCCGGAGGCGTGGGTATAAGCATATTGATATTTATAAATACTCACATGAGAGCACGAGAATTTATCACCGAAGTATTTGATTTGACCAGCCCAAAAACTGACTGGAACATTGGAAACAACACAACATTTGCCACATGGAGAGATAAAACTGGAGCCACTGTGACCACTAACTTTTTGCGACAGGACAACACGGTGGATGTGAGTTTCACACGAACTGATTCACAAGGCACCCCCATTATGGGGCGAGCCAACAATGCAGGAGGATCCAGTTCCAGTGTGTTTGGTGGAGTAGCTGCCAATGTAAAAGATTATTTGGCAAAAAATCCCAACGTTACACATGTGACATTTGGAGCCAGCGACGATCCTGAACGCAGTAGGCTCTACAGTAAAATAGCAAAACGGGCTGGAGCATTGGGTTTAGAACTGGTGGATCCACGAGACCGAGCCAATATACCCCCAGAAATACGGAGACAAGACAAGGCGCGGGTGTACACACGAGCTTTGAATATGATACCCACACTGCCTGCTCCTGGCAGTAAAAACACTTTGCCACCGCCACCAGCCAGCATCACACTGCCAGGAGCGGTTCCTGATAGTAAAAACAATTTGCCGTCACCAGCCAGCACTGAAAAAAGTTCAGGTATACAACCCTTGGTACAGCGTCCATATACTGATAAGTATGACCAATTCATACTGAAGCGTCAAGGCTTACAAAACCCCAGTGCGTATCAACAAGCTGTGAACACAGTTGCTGATATACGTAAAGGCATGGGCAAAGCTGGTTCTGATGAATATGCCAATGTGTATCCCGCAGTGACTACCAAACACATGGATAAGCAGTACATACGGGATCTGGAAGCAGAGTTGGCAAAAACTCCGGATGATGCTGATTTAACAGCAGAGTTGGCTAGAATGATTAAACGAGTGGACCAAGTGGATCATCGAACACTAGCGAATGTCACTAGAGTAAATCAATGATTTTCACTATGTTTTTCCGGGCTTAGACCTGTTATAGTATGGATACATACTAGTGCAACACCAGTATGTTAGACTAATCAACAAGGAGAATCACCATGTGGACAACACCATCAGCAACTGATATGCGCTTTGGCTTTGAAATTACCATGTA